GGCTCAGGAGTATGAAGTTCGTTCATTCGGCTTCGACCCATACAACGCCAAAGAATTCGTTACACGATGGGAATCGGAAAACGGCCCGTTCGGAATAGAGAAGGTAATCCAGGGAGCCAGGACAGAATCGGTTCCGCTAGGCGAACTAAAAACTCTAGCCGAAGAGCGTATGCTCATATTTGACCAGTCTCTCATGAGTTTCGCTATGGGCAATGCCATTACGATGGAGGACACTAACGGGAATCGTAAACTTCTGAAGAAGCGCCAAGAACAGAAGATCGACAACGTCTCTGCCCTTATGGATGCCTGGGTGGCATACAAGCTAAATAAAGATTCGTTTGAGTAAGGGGGTGAGATGAGCAAGGATGTTGACGATTTTCTCGAGCATTTCGGCGTCAAAGGAATGCACTGGGGAGTACGTCGCGATAGGGGATCGGGTGCTGACAGGCACGCTAGTGCTGATGCTTTCGATTCTTACATAAACCGGGTCGTGGCCAAGATTAATTCAGAAGGCCCGCTTACAAAAGCCGATTACGAAAAACTCTCTTCTAAAGGAGAAACTTTCGCTAAAGGCACGACTCTGAATCGAATTACTCAAGATCCATCTGGGATTACTCGTGGCGTAACGTTTGTTTCTCGCCTAAAAGAAGATAATAACTTCTACAAAGCCGCGATTCCTGCTGGCCTGGTAAGTAATGAAAAAGGTGCAGGTCAAAAAAAATACAGGAATACGTATGAAGTTGGACTCGAAACGGTAAATAGACTATCTCTCCCTTCGCCAAAAGCTCGCGTGGATGCATTTACTGAAATTCTTGGTAAAAATGTCGTCCATGTTCCAGGCCATCAAAGCCCCATGACAGGTAGAGACTATCTGAAAACACTTGGCTATGGAGATGAGATAAAATCTCTTAACGATCAAGAAGTCGGACTTAAATTTTATAAGTCGTTTCTTCTTGGCCAAGGACACGCTGATGATCCGCTTAACGACCCATATTTTTCTGTTCTTAAGAAAAAAGGTTATAACGCGCTTTCGGATGATCAGAATAAAGGAACGTTCACAAGAGCGCCTCTTATTCTCCTCGATGCTAACGGGGCTGCTAAGGTTAATTATGTTCGGAAACTAACCACCGAAGAAATTAACCAAGCCCAAAGAAATCTTAAGGGTAAGCATCCAGGACTAGAGACCTAGAAAGGAGGCGAATCTATGAGTGATGAAGTCGACGCCTTCCTAGCTCACCACGGTGTCAAAGGAATGCACTGGGGCGTTCACAAGGCCAGATCTGATGCGAGCGAATATGCCAAGGCGAAACTAGCCTACGGCGAAGGCGCTGGAACTCGTCGAAAGCTTATCAAGGCCAAGGTTGAAGAAAGATCGAAGAATCCACAGTACAAGGAAGCTTTCGATCGTTTCCTGTCCGAGCAAAATACGGACAGGCTATCAAGACAAGCGCGGGTTAACCACCGGACGAAGTCCACCTTTAAATCGACCACGAAGACTGTCCGAGGTGTACACAGGCAGCTCACCGGAGGTTTTGGGAGCGTTACTGTGACTTCGGCAGCCATCGCCGGCGCTTATATTTACGCGCGAAAGTCAGGACTTGATCAAGTCCTTATTAAGCGGGTAGGTCAAGCCGTTAGCAATCCACATTCCCAGGCCGCCGTGAAGGACTGGCTTAAGACACAAGGCGTGGGCTAGAAAATTAAAACCGAGTAGGAAAGGGGGTGACGCGTGGCAAAATTCACAGACCGGATTAAACACGCCTGGAACGCATTCATATTCCAGGAAAAGCATCCGATAGGAACGGTTTCCGAAACTCAGAATCTCGGAACCTCGTACAGTTACAGGCCAGACCGAAATCGTTTGAGAGTGTTCAATGAACGCTCAATCGTGTCCTCGATCTATACACGTCTTGGTATTGATGTTGCATCTGTAGATATTAAGCATGTGAAGGTTGATGATAACGGCCGATATTTGTCGGATGTTAACAGTGGCCTAAATGATTGCCTAACAATCGAAGCCAACATTGATCAGCCGGCCAGAAACTTCCGTCAGGATATGGCCATGACGCTGTTTGATGAGGGCGTTATCGCGATTGTCCCAGTAGATACAACGCTAAACCCGTTGACCACCGGCGGATATGACGTCAATTCGATGCGTGTCGGACGAGTTATGCAGTGGTTTCCGAAGAATGTACTTGTCCGGGTCTACAATGACCGAACTGGGATTAGGCAAGACATTCTTCTGCCGAAGAACATGGTCGCCATTGTCGAGAACCCTCTCTACGCGGTCATGAATGAGCCGAACTCGACTCTGCAAAGGCTCATCAGGAAACTAAACCTGCTTGATGCGGTTGACGAGCAGAGCGCTTCGGGAAACCTGGACCTCATTATCCAGCTTCCATACGTTATTAAGACGGAAGCTCGTCGAGCAGAAGCCCAAAAGCGGATGAAGGAAATAGAATTCCAGCTTAAGGGTTCGAAGTACGGTATCGCCTATACAGACGGCACCGAGAAGGTCACTCAGCTTAATCGTCCGGCTAGTAACAACCTGATGGCACAGATCGAGTACTTGACGACTGTACTGTACGGTCAACTCGGTCTAACCGAGGAGGTCATGAACGGTACGGCCGCTGAAGAGGCCATGCTGAACTACTACAACAGGACGATCGAGCCGGTATTGGCTGCTATCACGGAATCTATCAAGCGAACTTTCCTGACTAAGACTGCCAGGTCGCAAAATCAGTCGGTTGTATACATCCGAAACCCGTTTACGCTTGTTCCGATTAAGGATCTTGCTGAGATTGCTGACAAGTTCACTAGGAACGAGGTTCTCTCGTCCAATGACATGCGGCAGATCGTCGGATTCCCGCCATCGAAGGACCCGAAGGCCGATCAGCTGCTGAACAAGAACATTCCGGCAGCATATGGCGAACTCCCACAGAATGGAGTGGCGCTCGGAAGGCCGAAGCTCCCACCGAGATCTCCGGTTCCGCAAATACCGGCAATACCAGAAGGAGTAAGTCAAAATGGAACCTGATTTCTCAGGTTACGTCACCAAGTACGGGGTCAAGTGCACCGATGGTCGTACGATCCTCGCGCACGCCTTCAAGGGCAACGACTCTCAGCACGTTCCGCTCGTGTGGCAGCATCAGCACAACGACCACAACAACGTTCTGGGTCATCTCGTCCTGACGCACCGCGAAGACGGCGTTTGGGCAGACGGATTCTTCAACGACACTGATCAGGGTGCCAACGCGAGGAAGCTGGTCATCCACAAGGACATCCGTGCGCTCTCGATCTACGCGAACCAGCTGGTTCAGCAGGGTGCCCACGTCACTCACGGGAACATCCGAGAGGGAAGTCTGGTCCTCGCCGGCGCCAATCCTGGTGCGTACATCGAGAACGTCTACGTTCGTCACAGCGATGGCAGCGAGACCGAGATCGACGGCGAAGCCATCATCTACACCGATGAGGAATTGGCACACGCCAGCACCACGGTTCCTCCGCCAAAGAAGGTCACGCCGTCTCTGCCGCCGAAGGGCCCGATGCCCAGTGCTGGTGGAGCGGATGACGACAACGATGCCGACGACCTCCCGGCAAACGCTACGGTTCAGCAGGTTGTGGACAGTTTCACTCCTGAACAGCAAAATGTCGTCTACGCCCTCATCGGGCAGGCGCTCGACCACTCCAACACCTCCCCCGACGACCAGAAGGGCGACACGCAAGTGAGCCGTAACGTCTTCGACCAGACTGGCGAGCAGAAGCCGGCTGGCGCCACCCTTTCGCACGCTGACGCCAAGGGCATCTTCGCTGCGGCACACAAGTGCGGTTCCCTCAAGGACGCCGTCGATGAGTACGCCCTCGCGCACGGCATCGACGACATCAGCACGCTGTTCCCGTACGACCAGGCCGTCACCGACACGCCGGACTGGATCTCCCGTCGCATGGAGTGGGTGGCCGGTGTTCTGACCGGTACCCGCAAGACCCCGTTCTCCCGTATCCGCAGCTGGACCGCGGACCTCACGATGGACGAGGCCAGGGCCAAGGGTTACATCAAGGCCAACATGAAGAAGGAAGAGTACTTCTCGGTCGCCAAGCGGATCACGACCCCGCAGACCATCTACAAGAAGCAGAAGCTCGACCGGGACGACATCCTGGACATCACTGACTTCGACGTGGTGCAGTGGCTGCAGACCGAGATGCGGGTCATGCTGGACGAGGAGCTCGCTCGCGCCGTTCTGGTCGGTGACGGCCGGCAGATCGACGACGCGGACAAGATCAACCCGGTGAACGTGCGCCCGATCCTGGGCGACGACGAGCTGTACGTCTCCACTTTGAACGTCGACCTTTCCGACGCAGTCGGCGGCCCCGGCGGGGCTAGTTCTGCCGACGAGATCGTCGACGCTGTTGTCACCGGCATGCGCTTCTACCGGGGTTCTGGCAACCCGGTGATGTACACCACGCTGCCGTACCTGTCCAAGATGCTCCTGGCGAAGGACACCCTGGGACGGCGGCTGTACCCGACCAAGGTGGAACTGGCGGCAGCGCTGGGCGTATCGGGCATCGTCGCCTGTGAGGCGCTGGAAGCCAGTGTCAACCTGATCGGAATCATCGTCAACCTGAGCGATTACACGGTCGGCGCTGACAAGGGCGGCGCGGTGTCGATGTTCGATTTCTTCGACATCGACTACAACCAGTTCAAGTACCTGATGGAGACCCGCGTGTCGGGTGCCATGACCAAGTACAAGGGCGCGCTTGTCGTGAAGGAATTCAAGGGTGCTGGCGGCATGCTGGCTAACCCGACGGTTCCGACCTTCAACACGACCACTGGCGTGGTCACCATTCCGACCATGGCCAACGTGACCTACGTGACCGTGGCTACCGACAACACGGAGAGCGCTGCGCTGACGGCCGGTGCTCAGACCGCCATCGCTTCGGGCGCTTCCGTTCACATCCGGGCCAAGGCTGCCGCGACGTACTCCTTCGCGGACACCGAGAACCAGGACTGGACCTTCACCCGCAACTAGGGGTAACCGGCACATGACGAGATTCCGCGGCGCCGTTGGTTATGCGGACTCGGCTGAAACAACACCAGGCGTCTGGACGGATACCATTACCGAAAAAGTCTATACCGGTGATGTTATTCAGAACTCCAGACGCCTGGTGGATGCCGAACTGGCTCTGCAGACACGGAATAACGATATTTCCGTGCAGAACTCGTTCGCTATTGTGGCTGACGCGTATGCCAACGAGAACTTCACACAAATGAGGTATGTCAACTGGAACGGGCATAATTGGATCATCACTGATGTGCAGG